GAGTAATAATGCCTTGTAATTTATATGTAGCACCCATAGATGTAGGGACTGTGAATGCAGTTCCTCCAAATCCTGAATTAGTAAAAGGTGTATGTATATTAGTTGTACCTGAAGTTGAAACAGGGTAACCATAAGTTTCAGTTGCTGACGCTATACCCCACCTAAATGAATAAGTTGCACCACTTGAGGATGTGTAACCGAATGGTTGTCCAGAAGTAAGTGTGTAATCACGTTTACCTTGCTGTTGATTTTGCACCACACTTAAACCACCACTCCATGTACCATATGACTCTAACCCAATAGAGTACACTTGACCCCTCGTAATAGTTTGTGGCGTTGTAAGATTCCACCATGTAAATGTTGGCGTTGATATACCGGCAGTAGTTGTTATGGGATTTGGATCTGTGTACAACTTTGTTCCCGGATTCCAGTTCTGACCAAAACCTGGATATTGCCACATTGCAATACGTATTGGCGGTGTACCAGATGAGTTATTTACACACATACCAAATTGTGTAATAGTCATCGTTTTCTCAGCAACAAACATAATAATTACGTACTGATTTATTGCACTGAACCCAAAGGATGGCTCAGATCCACTTGCTGGTTGATATGAAGTTCCATACCTGCCAATAACATCAAGTATCATAATGCAACCACCCAAACATCATCTGGATCACTAATTGAAAGTGAAGCTGTTTTCCCGTCTATCTTCTGTTCAGAATAATCCATTATCAACAACACACGTAATAGATCTTTAATTCGTGGTGTAAGTGTTTGACAGTACTCTTGCAATGCAGCATCATTGTCAAACACAATACAATCAGACTCATTCCACCAAATGATAATGCGCCCATCTGATAACTCGTCTGCTTTAATTAACTGTGTTGACTCTGAGTACGTCATGGACTTACCTTTTTAAGTACGCCTTCAATCAAAACATTAAAAGCTTGAACCGTTCTCAATCCCAATGTGCCTAGTAAAAAAGAAAGCCCAATCATCTGATGGGGCTGTTCCCACCCAAGCTGCTTAGCAACCAAAGGTGTTAAGTATATTGCTGATGCAGTGCCTGATAACACAGTTATAAGTCCTTGCATGATGGTTTTAATTTTGTTCCAGTCTGTACCAATGACTGCACCAATAAAACCAGCAAGTAAAGTGTTCAGGTCAATCTGCAATTTATCCATCGATATGCCTCGTCGTTTCACTGATCTTGGTAACCTCCGGTAATCTCGTGGAGAACACGGGCAGATTGCTGTCTTGCCTCATAAAGAAAGCAATCAACGCAGTTGCCATTGCAGGTATACCAGCACGTAAGCCTTCGACGCTACATAAAAGTAGAGCACGAGTCACCGTGCCAAAAGTGGCATTATCAGGAATATGTTGAGTCTTCCAAGAAGCGTCAAACTCTGGAGCTGCACTAGCCGTAAATGCAGCTAGTGCAACTAGGACTAATCTACCCCAAGCAATTGTCACTGTTTTCCTCCAGCACTCATAACTGGAGGAACACTGAAAATTCCATTCTGTGCTTTATACGATGGGTCGAGTTTTGACCACAATTGCATACGCACTTGGTCGTACCAATCACCCCAAAATGTACGACCAACAATAGATGGGTCATCGTAGTTTTTAAGGGCAATTTTACGAGCAGCGTAAGCAGGTAAGGCTTGCATTAACAGGTCATCACTAATGAATGAAAATGATCCTGATCCTTCAGCAATAGCTGTCGGTAAACCAGCTCCGCGAGCAATGAAAGAAATGGCAGTAGATGGAACGGAGTAAAATCCAATATTGTTATAACCAGCTTCATACCAGTATGTAGGCTCACCGGATGTAATAGTGTAATTTAAATCGTACGACCGTAATTCATTTTCACCACATCTAGTAAGAGGAATAGTAGTCCCATTGATGTGAATTGTAATTGGATAAGTTAAAGCGGATGCACTAAAGTCGTAGGTTCTTCCAGTGTGTGTTGCCACATTTAATGTTGTCGGAAGATATACGCAAGTACGACATAAATCAAAAGCGGCTTCATTTAAATACTGCAAAATGCCGTTGTTATTAGTAAGCGTAGGAGCACTTCCAGTGCCACTAGGTAATTCAGCTATAACACTATCGTCTGACTCATTAAGTAACCGCAGTGTTTCGTCTCTGAGGTCATCGAATCCTTTAGCCATTACTTTGCTCTCCGTGCGTACGTACTTGCAAAATTATCAACCATTGCTAATCGATCTAGATATTCAGCTTTGAATATCTGATATCCATTCATATCCGCCATCTGCATAGAACGTGCTTGTAAGACTGCGTAAACAAGGCAGTCATGAGCAACATCCGGTAATGGGCATTCAGTAGAGTCTGTATTAGGCAACGCGGTGCCTGTTGTTGTGTATTGCCAATTGTCGCCCGGTTGAGCGTAGCCTTCAATTAAAAGTCCGTTAGTAAGCGTTGCATTTACAGCTGGATAAACACTAATGTTATTCATGCCGCGAAAAACAACTATTTCAGGTCGTGTGTCGCTAGGTAAATTTCGCCAGTAATCAATGTACTGATCACTGTAATCAAACACTCTAACTTTTTGATATTCACTTGATGTATCTAAAACTTTGACTACTTTAATTCTGTAAATATCAGGAGCACAGTAGTCATTTACGTCAACCGTAAGATCTAAATACCGACGACCAACCAGACAGTCCGTTTGACGAGCTATCTGATTGGCTTGTTCGATAATTAAGTAATCTAGGCCAAATGGATCACGATCTGCATCAGTGCCAAAGTAGTTTCTACCTAGCATCCTAACATTACGTTTGATTTGACCTAGATTCATAATTAGATCGTACCTTCTCGACCAGTCTGGAACGCACAGCGTCCTACAGCAACTAATCCACCAGTTCGTAACGTGCCAGAGACAGCACGAACCTTGATGAACTTTGCATATGACTGTAATGGAACAGAGATAAGTGCGCTATTTACGTCACGTACAAATGTAACAACACTAGTTCCGGTTGCAGTTGGAGTAATTGCCGTGCCACCACGTGTAGCAGATAACTGAATGTTATTTCCACTAACACTAATGACGTAATAGACAGTGCCAGCAGTAAATCCAGTAACGGTTGTAGTGAACTTAACGCTATCGTTAACCTGCACTAAACCACCATTAGGAGACACTACGTTAGCTACTGCATTAGTTACTGCTAACGTTTGCACAAACGCAACCGGAGGAGTCCAGATTGTGCTTGCTTGTACTGTCGCTGCATTACCTGCCGCAACCGGCAGTGAAAAGGACTGGGTGTTTGACCCATGAACCTCAATCTGCAACGTGTCATCAATTGCAATAGCAGTTGTTTGAACAGCAAGAGTTACATAAAGTGGAGTTAAAATTTGTCCACGAACGTAATCATTTGCATCAACAGTGCCACTGTTATCGTTGTCAAGTACGATTGGTGCGCCGAGATATGTAGCTGGAATTGTGTTAACAAGCAGTCCACCGTAATTCAACTCAGTTGTAATAGCAGCAGGTGAACCCGATGCACCGGCGTGACTTAAAGTAGTAACGCCATTTGCACTTGGTGCTGTTACGACAAACTGACCCGATCCAGCAGTCTGTGTAGGCCACGAAAAAGATAAAAGACGATCTCGCATTGTAATTCTCCTTAACTGGTTGCTAACCGTAAACGTGCAAGTGAACGTACGTTAGGCATCCAAAGACCCATGCCCCAGTCAAACAGAACATTATGCATAATTCCGTTTTCCTTAGATTTGCCTAGGTATTCAGGCTTAAATGGGCCAGACTGCCATCCCTGTACATATCCACTACCATAGCGAACCGCGTAGATATCGTTAAATCCAGCAGGTGCAGCAATGACTGGTGTTAAACCATCAGTCTTGCGTCCTACCGTACGAATCTTTGCGTTCTTGTAAGACTCAACACCGCGATCAAATGCATCACGCTGTGTTTCAAAACCAGTACCTGCTCCAAGCATACGGATGACAGATTCAAAGCGTCGCTTTGTTTCTTCGTTCATATACAGAACAATGCCGGATCCGTCAGGAGCATTAAGGTTATCAAACAGTTCCTGCATTGCAGAAAGCGTACCGTTTCCAACAGTCATGTTAAACGTTCCTGTAACGTTTAAGGAAGCTGCTGTAGTAGCTGGTGCAATTAAACAGTCTGCTGGGATATCAAATTGCGCACGGTTTTCAAGACGATAGCGAATACCGGGGAAACAGTCTGGGCTATTGCCAGCTGTTGCCGATGTCGGATCGTTATTAATGAACTTGTCATTAAAATCGTACGCAAAACCCTCCATGAAAATCTTGATCTGTGCTTCTACAGGATCAATGATGTTGTTTGGCTGATCAAGCAAACGAGAGTCAACTGTAATCTTATTACGGATGAGGTACATCTGCTCTTCGTACGACTTTGGCTTGCCCTTGACTGCGTTTGGTTCACCGTTAATGGTTGACCACGTCGGAGTTGGGATAGTGCCGGGTTCGTTAGTGTAGCGAACACCAACCTGCCGTAAAGATGGCGAGGTGTAAAAAGGGATGTCCTTGATTGCATTCCATGTCTGGTGCAAAGACATGGTGATCTCTTTTACAAGAGGATCATTAGAAAGGACAGCTTGATCGGCGAGTGTTAAAGCACCGTTGAAATCGATAGCCATTTATTTCTCCTACCGGATCCCTAGTAATCTAGTGATTCCACCGAATCCAGTTTGTTGTGAATTGCGTGGCGGTGGGACAGTAGCGTTAGCTGAGTCTCCACCACCAATAGGTGTTGGTGCGCCTTGTTGTGTAGTAACCATATTCATTAGTTCTGGCACTAGTGATTCAACAAGACCCGACACTTGACGGTGTACAGCAGATGCAGCGTCTAATGGAGATACTCCTTGACTAATAAGGTTGTCAACAATATCTTGTGCTCTAGATGCGTATGGGTATTGTTCAAACGCTTGCTGCCGTTGCTGTGCAACCATATAAGAATTCATTTGACCAACTACTTGGTCATAACGTATTCGTTGAATTTCAGATTCGGCTTGTACGCGAGCCAGTTCTGGATCCATGTAGTTCTGCTGAACTTCCTGATTCCATCGCTCGCGTATTTGTGCTTCTTGGCTTTGTTGCTGTTGTTCGGCATAAGCTTTTTGAACATCAGCAGCGGATTGATATCCACTATCCTCGAATTGCCGAATCACATCAGCCCATTTTGAGTACGCTTCCTGCGCAGCTCGGAGCTGTTTTGCTTCATCATTAACTTCTTTAAAACGTTCGTATGGCACATTTCCGGGAGCTTTGTCCGGAGCCACGTTCTCAAGAAGCCTTTGTTTAACTCGCTCTTGTAACGAATTTTGATCAAACCCAATATCTGATGATTGCGTATTAGTATCTGTGGATGTTTTTAACGCCTCATTTCCACTATCGCTAGGACCGGCGCTTTCCCTAACGAAATCCAACATCGCACCACCAACATTGCCCGGTGCCGCTGCTGGCGAATCAGCGGTTCGTGTCACCATCTCTTCGGACATTTCTAATATACCTTTACTTTATTGAAACATGCCAGTGTTTGCTGGCTGCTGCCCACCCGATTGTGGCAACATCGATTGCTGCTGCATCATTGGCTGTTGAGTAGGTTGTTGCACAGGCATTGGTCCTTCAGGAGCCATTGCTTGAGACTTACCTATTTCGGTCATTGCATACTCTTCGTTCTGTTGAGCATCAATACCAGCCTTAGCAGCTGCAAGAGATATATCCGCTTCAAGTTGTGCTTGAATAACGGCTTGTTCTTTTTGGATTTCAAGTTGCATCTTCATTTGCTCTACTTCAGGATTAAACTGTTCTTGCTTAGCCTGTGCTTCCATTGCAGCCTGTTGCTGCATCATTTGAGCCTGTTGTTCTTGCATTGCTTGCATCTTCTGTGCTTGCTGATCAAGATGTTGATAAATCCTAGACGCATTTGGAATATTGGCTAATTCAATAAACAAACGGTTCGTTTCGGGATCCATTGGATCACCAAACACACCCATCTGTCGTAACGCAGCTAGTTTCTGTAATTTCTGATCTGGACTATCATCCATGGACGAACCGGGGATGTATACAATCCTGTACTGACCACCACTGCGCAATGCATCAAATCGCATTACGCCTTGTCGGATTTGATCTTGTGGCAACATCTTGCCTTGAATATTTCCAACAAACGGAACGATGGCAAACTGTTGAATTAGTGATACTTCCCATTCCTTAATTTTAGATGCACTAATCTCAATGTCTGCACGAACAAAGCTGTGCTGTGTATTGTCACTTCTTTGCAATAAACGTACAGATTCAGCTGGTGTGCCAGCATTTGCCTGTCCTTGACTTACATCATGCAAGCCAGCAACGTCCATCATATCTTTCTCAATCATTTGCAATAATGGAAAAAGATCAGACCCAATGCCGGGTGCTCGTTGTATTTGTGGTGGATGACTGCCTCGTTTATAGTTAATGCGACGATAAATCCGATTGTTGTCATCAATACTGTCACTTGAGTTATCGTAAGCGTCTGCGCCTATGCCACTTAAATTTTCTGCTAGAACGTAGTCCTTTTGATTTTCAAATTGTTCTACAAGCCTAGAGTAAATTCGGTTGTACGTTAATTGTAATGAACAAAGATCCCATCCCAAACTATAGCCGTATGGTGTGCCACTACGTGGTTGCCAGCGCAATGGAATAAACGGGAATGCATCCTTCTTCTCATATGGCCATGGTCCTCCATATAGTTTTTCCCAGTATTCGTAGACAACGGCAGCTTGTTTTTTAGTATCTTGATTACCTAAATTACTTGGAGACGGAGGAACCCACCCGCGACCATTTCCATTAGTGCCATCAAGATATGTATCGACATAACCGGCATTTGCACCTGTCTGACCATCAGGCTTTACTAACTTTCCTTGATCGCCATACTTATCAATGAACCATGATAACGGCTTGACCATCGCGTGAATCAACCAACGTATATCATCATCCCTCTTAGCCATAGGGTCAAAGTAAACATCAAATGCAGGAAGAATCTGCTCTACAATATCTCCCACTTTCATTGACGTGTGACCAATGATTTCAGAA